GAAATGTACATTGAGGTATGAAAATGTATAGAAGGAGATTCTACAACAGAAGGAAGTCGTATGGTCGCAGAAATAGGAGATTCTATGGACGCAGGTGGTACTGATGACTTTTTTCGATGATGTTGGCAAATTTTGGGCTGATTCACAGAAGAATGTTCAGAAATTCATGGATGATGCTGGTGATTGGTATGGAAAAACTAACAAGGCTGCACAAGATTTTCTCATGGATAGATTTTATAATATTCGTGATGTGGTTGATACTTACAAGGATGTGGTTGATGATGGAATTGCTCCTCAAGATTACAAACCTTGGCAGTCTCTCCTCCCATTCGTCGATCAACTGCAAGTCTACCATGACAAAAGGAAACAGATGGAAGATTTTTATGCCCATACGGGAAAATGGCCAGCTTATACTTCCAGAATGCCTACCTTTGGCTCTGCTAGTCAGCTTGCCAATGGATTGCTCGGAGAAGCACGTCACGGATTGTATGCTGTTGGAAAATTGTCCAAAAGGGTGTGATTTGAATGAAAGTTAAATTTACACAGTTTTTTGATATTTCTTCATCTTCTGAAGGTTTCACTACATTCAAGGTAGTTGCTGGTGGAGATTATGTCAAGCAGAGGTGTATGCCCCAGTTCCTCTGTTACAAATATTACAAGCTTGGTCCTGTTTCTGTTAAGTTGGTTCCTGCTAGTACTTTGCCTGTCGATCCAACAGGTCTTAGTTATGCGACTGGTGAGAACACGGTTGATCCACGCGATATGTTCAATCCTGGATTGGTTAGGATAACTAATGGTGAATTTGTCGATACGGTTTCATCGATGGATACATATTATGCTACCCTCCTCGATCCACGTTGGTTCAAGTTCCAACTTCAGCAAGGATTTTCCAGATATGCTAGACCACTTGTTTACAATATTGGTGAGATCCATCAGGACCCTGTAGGTCTTACTGGTCAGTCCATTCCTGATGATTCTGGTATTAATTCTGGATTCAATTATTATGATGTATCTGGTCAGAAACTCAAGTTGGATAGTTACAGTACTAACAATCTTGGCAATGCTATATCCTATTCTCCGATCCAGACTGGTCGTATCAAGCTTGGATGGATGCCTACTGATACTCCTACTTTTACCAATGGTACACAGGCAGGTGGACTTTTGTCCTTTGTTCCTGAGGTCGATGTGATTACTTTCGTTCTTCCGAAAGCTTTCAAGACAAAATTCTACTATCGTGTCTTTGTCGAGAGTACTGTTTATTTCAAGGACCCTGTTGCGATCAATCCGATTGTTGCTGCAAATGGTAAGGTTGCTTTCCCCATGGATAGGTTCGTTGGATTGCAGGCTGTCAATGGTGGATCGTTGTCTCAAACTTGGACCAATGCACAGCTTGGTTATCATTACAAGGAGGAGAATGAACCATGACGTATCTTGTTATGAATGGACAGAAACTCAAGCCATTTGCCCTCATGGAACCGCTTGAGGATGAATTGATCGATGATGTCCTCAATGAGATCGTTGCGCCGAAACAGGATGATGAGGGCGCACAGTAAAACGTTCTTCTATACCCCTAAAGGGGTATAGGGGGACCGATAGTATTACGATGAAGGTCCCCCGTTCCCCCGCTTACCGGACCGGGGGGGAGAGGTTCGAGCGGTTACATCCGCTCGATCTGCGGGGGGGTGTCCCCCCCCTGTTTCTCAACTCTGCCGTCTCGAACAGGTTACTAGGACGGTACATCACCCATCTATCTTCGGATAGTTTCGACAACTTCGGTTCAGTGTTCGTCATGCACATGACCTTGACCCCACGGATATTGCGCATGTGTGCGGAGTAGCGTGGATCGTAGACTAGTCCGTCTTTGATCGTTTCGATCGCTGTGTAGAGTGCGTCATCCCATTTCCATGTTCTCGGTATGTCGATGATGATGTACGGCTCTTGATCGTAGGCTGAATGTACCCATGAGATCAACTCCTTTGGTGTCGAGAGAGTAGGTGGACAATAGCATGCTTGCCCTCTTTCCCACAGATGGGCCGTAAGCCACGTTTTACCGCTGTTTCCGTCTTTGTCGACCCATACTACCACTTCACGGTCGTTCGTTGATTCTAGTAGCGTCATCGCCCATTCCTGAACCTTTGTAGGCTTGCCGTACCTGAGTTTGAGGATTTCGTGGTTGTCCTCGGAGGTCATGTAGTTGCCGTCTTTCTTCTCGTACTCCCATTGATCGCTAGCTTCTTCTATGTGCCCGCAGATGAGTGCGTGCCTGATTTGATCAAAACTTTTGTTTGTTCTGAACCTGCATTGGATGTGCTTGTAGCCTCCGTGTCCCCGCTCGACTGCGTACACCCATTTGTGGATGTCGAAGTCGCGTATCATCTTGAAGAATGCCCGTTTTGTGATTCCCGAGTGCGGAATTGTTGCCATGTAGACTTTGTTTGACATGAGGTTTTGATCGTTGAATTTTTATATGAATTACATCTATTCATTATTGTACA